GAATTTGAAAACAAGATAGCAGAATTCTTTGGTGCCCCATATGCGGTTGCCACGGATTGTTGCACAAATGCTCTCGAGCTTTGCTTAAGATTAGAAAAACAAAAGCAAGGTAAAGAAGTTCGTAGCATAAAGGTTCCATTCAATACTTACATATCTGTACCAAACATGTTAATTAAAAATGGTTGGCGTTTTCAATGGGGCGATGTTCGTTGGCATGAATATTATTATCTAACAAAAGAAACAATTGATGCAGCTGTTTATTGGAAAAGAAATGGTTATGAACCTGGCACCAGAATGTGTTTAAGTTTCTTTTACAGAAAACATTTAAGTACAGATAGAGGTGGAATGATTCTTTTAGATAATAAAGAAGATGCTGAACTATTAAGGATAATGTGTTATGATGGTAGACAAAGATCAAATGTATGTTGGAATCAACAACGTATAGATACTTTTGGTTATCACTATTACATGACACCACATAAAGCAAAAGTAGGATTAAAAAATTTTGAAAAAGTAAAAGATAAAAAACCAATTAGAAAAGATTGGGATTGGTACCCAGATATTCACAAACTACCAGTTTTTGAAAGTATGGGTGATAAAAATTTTGATGTAAGCACAAAGTAGTATATTATGATTGCAGTTATTGGTATAGGTTATTGGGGGAGTAAAATAGTTTCTCTACTAAAGAGTAAAAATTTAGAGGTAGAAACTATTGATATTGATAATGACATCACAAAAATAAAATCTAAAAATGTGATTATCTCTACACCTGCTCGAACTCACAAAGACATAACTAAGACAATGCTAGAACTAGGTAAAAATGTTTTAGTAGAAAAACCTTCATTTATTAATATGAAAGAGTGTGAAGAAATAGAGACTGTTCTTAAAAAAACTAAGGGTAAATTTATGTGTGGGCATTTATTTTTAAATAGTCCTAAACTAAATTACATAAAGAAAACTGTTAAAAATATTTCACACATAGAATCTAGAAGATTAAATTGGGGTAGAGTGCAAGAAGATATTAATCCTATTATACATTTAGCACCACATGACATATCGATACTAGATTATTTGATGGATGATATACCAATTTTTATACAAAAAACACCATACCACATTTCTAAAAAATCTCAACCTGATTATGTTACAATTGATTTAACATACATGAATGGTAAGACAGCACAATTACAAGTTGGATGGTATTATAATGAAAAGATTAGACAAGTAAAAATTTTTGCTGACGATACTATAATTGATTTTGAGGGTGAAGATAATCTTTTAGATATATCTTTATCAAAATTTATTTCTTATTGTCATGATGATATTGAACCTATTACAAACTTTGAACATGCTAAAAGAGTAACGCATGTATTGGATATGATACAAAATGAAAACGCTATTCATCGTACAAAGTAATTTTGGCAAAGGCCATCACGCTAGAGTAAATGCTTTTGCTGATGCTATAGATAACCTTAATAGATTAATAATTACAAAACCTTTTAATGGCCAAGGTAAAGATACAGAGTTCTTTGGTGATACTTGGAATGATTTACTTTTTGATTATCTAGAATACGACCCAGACATTCTTATTACAGAGGGATTTCCTTTTGGTAGATATGGTTGGCATCCACACTTTAATAAGGACATGACTAAACATGAGGGCATCGTAGATATATTAGAAGATGCAAAGTCTCGTAATAAAAAAATATATTCGTTAGATAGAGATTTGCCTTGGGCAAACCCAGATGATGGTTGGTTCCATGCAGGTATACTAAACAAATATTATGATGGTATAATTTTTCATACCGATAGAAATTTTATAGATACTAAAGATATTATTCATAACCCTATCATAGATGTTCCATTTTTATATACCGATGGATATTCAACATCACCATTTAATTATGAAACAAAAAGAGAAGGTATCTTGTTTGCATTTGGTGATTGGTTTCCATATACAGAAAACATTTACAATATCGCATTAGATTTAAAAAAACAAATAGGTGGTAAGTTTACATTTATAGTTGGTAACAAAACACCAGAAGAATTAATTAATAAACTAAGAAAACAAAACTGTTATATTGAAAAAAGAAAACAAACTGACGGATATAGAAAACTTTTAGCAAGTCATGAAGTCTCTGTTAGTAACTTTGGTGCTGGAACTTTCTTAGATATCAACATAACTAAAACACCTGCGGTCATGATACCAAACCCAATACCAAGAAACTCGCCACCAATATATGATGAGCAAGGTAATGTGATTAGCAATGAAGAACAATTTAGAGCTGAAAGATATGAAAAGGTTGACAATGGAAAAGTTTTAATGTATGATAATCTAAATACTTCTACATTAGGAACAGCAATAGAAAATGCGAAAAAACTTAAACCCAAATCTTTCAATATGAATGGTCGTGAGTTTGTAAGGAATTTATTATGTACGAATTAAAAGATTATCTAAACACTATTAACTATGGTAAAAATAACCTTATGGATAGTGGAGATATAATGTGGGAGAAAAAATATCCAGCATATGTTGTTAATAAATGTTTGGCTCCCTTTGGTGATACAATTCAGTTAGTAAATGAAATGAATCGTAATCATCATCTAGATAAAAAGTTACAATATGACTTTTTACTAAATAGTTTAAGGACACGTAAAAGATTTGCACCTTGGTTGCGATCTAGTAAGTCCAAAAACTTAGAGTGTGTAAAAGAGTATTATGGTTATAACAATGAAAAGGCAAAATCTGCTCTTAGCATATTAAACAATGAACAAATTAAAACAATAAAAGATAAATTGAATAAGGGTGGTAAACATGGAAAACGTTAAGTGGTCGAGAGATAACATGCTCGAAATTACACTAAAGCAACCTGATGATTTCCTTAAAGTGAGAGAAACACTTTCACGTATCGGTGTTGCATCAAGAAAAGAAAAAAAATTATATCAATCTTGTCATATACTTCACAAACAAGGCAAGTATTACATAGTACATTTCAAAGAGCTATTTGCATTAGACGGCAAGGAAACAAACTTGTCTGAAAATGATATAGGTCGTAGAAATCGTATTGCATCATTACTTTCAGATTGGGGTTTGGTATCAGTACTAGGTCAATTAGAACCTATCGCTCCGTTAAGTCAAATTAAAATTATAGCATTTAAAGAAAAAAACGATTGGACTTTAGAAACAAAATATAATATTGGAAAGTCGAAAGACTCAAGTGATGGCAATACAACAAAATCAATTCTTCGATAATCTACCACAACTTAAAAAACAATTAAGACTGATAGAGGAAGATCATCTAACATATATTCCATTTGAGGAATATGGTAGGTATCGTTTTCCTAGAAAAGAAATTAAAAAATATTCTTTAGTTTATAGTATTGGGGTATCAAGAGATTGCGATATGGAAATCGCAATGGCAACAGATAATCCTAATTTAAAGTTTCATTGTTTCGATGGTTCACCCGAATCAAAACAATGGTGGGATACTGAAACTTGGTCATTTAAACCACAGATGCAATTTCATAATGTATCTTATGCTAAAGACAATGGCACGATGCCATTTTATTTTAACCCAGTACCAGAAATAGAAAATAGAATAGGATATGGTAATCGACCATATGGTAGAGAATATAGTTTAGAACCACACTTTATTAGTTCGTTAAATCCATTATACGAGGATGATAAACAACAATATGTAAACGTTGAGACACAAAATTTAAGAACCATGATTAGACATTATGGTTTACCTGACTTAGTAAAAGCAGATACTTGGGGTGTATGGTATGATACTTGTAGAGAGATATTAGATCATAATATACCAATAAGATGTTTTCATATTAGGGCACATTTACTTTCCCCAAAACCAGAGGAAAAAATGTTTGACATAATTGAGGTAATAGATGATTTTAAATCGAAAGGATATGAGGCATATCTATCAAGACAAAGAGAAAATTTTGGTTGTGATATGTTTTTTTTAAAATGATAAAAGTTATAGATGATATATTAGAGTTTCATTTAGCTCACTTAGTAGATGACAGTATTCATAATACAGATACAAAATGGTCTTGGCATTATAAGGCAAACAAAGATATTCCATCAAGACATTGGCATTTATATTGTGGTGAAACGGTAGAAGAAATAGATAAAAGTGGTTTTGAATATTTACTACCATTGTGGGAACAAATTGAAAATCATAGAGAACTACCAAAAGTTAAAATTAAAAGATGTTATTTAAATGCACACACACCTGGGGTTGAACCATCAATACATAAAGATGATGGTGATGTTACTTTTATTTACTATCCTAATTTAAAATGGAATGTAAACTTTGGTGGCGGCACAACTATTTACGATGAGACCCTTGACAAAGGGACTCTAATAAACTATAAAGGAAATAGACTAATATGTTTTACAGCATCATTGCCACATCAAGCAATGCCTGTATCAAGAATATGTCATGATTTAAGAACCTGTGTGGTTTTCAAAACCAGTTATGTGAATTGATGAATAAATTTTATACAAATATTATACAATGGGGAAACAACCTTTTATTAAGAGAAGTTGTTAATGGTGAACGTATTAATCGTAGGGTTAAGTATTCGCCTACGATGTTTTGCCCCGTTATGAGAGAAACAAAATATAAAACTCTTGATGGCAAATATGTGATGCCAGTCAAACATGAAACTATAAAAGAAGCTAAGAATTGGGTTCAACAATACGAAGATCAACCTCATTTGGTATATGGTAATACCAACTTTCAATTTAATTATCTATACGAACAATATCATAATCTTGATTGGAATATGGATGAAGTATTAATTATTACAATTGATATTGAAGTCGCTTGTGAAAATGGTTTCCCAAATGTAAAAGATGCAGCTGAGGAAATGTTATCTATTACAATTAAGAATCAACAGAATAAACAAATATTTGTTTGGGGTGTGGGTAAGTATAAGACGGATAGAAAAGACGTTGTGTATATTGAATGTGATAATGAATATGAATTACTTACAGAGTTTCTAAAGTTTTGGAAAGTAAATCAACCAGATGTTATTACTGGTTGGAATACAGAGTTTTTTGATATACCTTATTTGTGTAATCGTATTAAAAGAATAATGGGTGAAGAAACTTTAAAAGACTTATCACCATGGCGATCAGTATTATCTAAAACAATATATCAAATGGGTAGACAACATCAAGTATATGAAATACAAGGTGTTGCGGCTCTTGACTATTATGATCTGTATAGAAAATTTACATACACCAATCAAGAAAGTTATAAACTAGATCATATCGCTAGTGTAGAACTTGGTATCAAAAAAGATGAAAATCCACATGATACATTTAGAGATTGGTACACAAATGATTTTCAATCTTTTATTGATTATAATATTAAAGACGTTGAGATAGTTGACCAACTAGAAGATAAGATGAAACTAATCGAACTATGTTTAACCATGGCATACGAAGCAAAAGTAAATTATGTTGATGTTCTTGGTACGGTTCGTTATTGGGATATTCTAATACACAATTATTTAATGGATAAAAAGATTGTAATACCACAAAAGACTAACAAAGAAAAATCTGATAAGTATGAAGGTGCATATGTGAAAGACCCACAGGTTGGTGAACACAAATGGGTTGTGTCGTTTGACTTAAATAGTTTGTATCCACATTTAATCATGCAATATAATATTTCACCAGAAACATTAAAGAGTGAAAAGACTGTACCTAACATGAATGTAGATAAGATGTTAGAAAAGAAAGTTGATACTTCTATTTTAAAAGATACAACTATGACACCAAATGGTGCTTTGTTTAGAACTGATAAAAAAGGTTTCTTACCTGAAATGATGCAAACAATGTATGACGATAGAGTCAAATACAAACGAGCAATGTTAGATGCTAAACAAGAATATGAAAAAACTAAAAATCCAAAATTGCTAAAGATGATATCTAAATTTGATAACATACAAATGGCAAGAAAGATTTCACTTAACTCAGCATATGGTGCGATTGGTAACAACTGGTTTAGATATTACAATCTACCTATGGCAGAAGCGATTACTACCTCTGGTCAGTTATCTATTCGTTGGATTGAACATAAGATAAACGAATATATGAATGACTTGTTGAAAACAAAAGATGCTGATTATGTTATTGCCTCTGATACTGATTCAGTTTATATACGTTTTGATGAACTGATTGAAAAGTTTAAACCTAAATCACCTGTTGACTTTCTTGACACTATTGCAAAAGAAAAGATTGAACCATTTATTAATAGTGCATATCAAGAACTTGCTGATTATACTCATGCATACGATCAAAAAATGCAAATGAAACGTGAAGTAATTGCAGACAAAGGTATATGGACAGCAAAGAAAAGATATATTTTAAATGCACATGACGTTGAAGGTGTTCGTTATCAAGAACCTAAACTAAAGATTATGGGAATAGAAGCAGTCAAGTCATCAACACCAGCACCTTGTCGTGAAAAAATTAAACAAGCATTACGTATCATTATGGATGGTGATGAAAAAGAATTAAATACTTTTATTCAAGATTTTAGAAAAGAGTTTCTAACATTACCACCAGAAGATGTGGCATATCCTAGAAGTGTAAACGGTCTAGATAAGTGGACTGAATCACACAATCTATTTAAAAAGGGAGCACCAATACATGTCAAAGGTGCTATATTATACAATCATCTAGTTAAGAAAAACAAACTATCACACAAATACCCATTTATACAAGAGGGTGATAAGATTAAATTTTTACATATGCAATTACCAAACATATTTCAATCATCTAGTATTTCATTTATTACAACTTTACCAAAAGAAATACAGTTTGCGGTTGATTATGAAACACAATTTGAAAAGTCTTTTATTGAACCCCTACATTATATTACTGAAAAAATTAAATGGAATGTGGATAGAACTTATGGTACCCAGGGTACCCTAGATGAATTTTTTGTATGATAGATAAACTATTAGTTGAAAACATAGAACAAACAACACCAGATCAGAATGTAGCAGTATTATTGTCTGGTGGGGTAGATAGTATATCAGTTGCATTGGCGGCTGAGAGACTAGGAAAGACTATAACGGCATATTCTTTTTGCCTTGACAATGAACCCTCATATGATTATAATAAGGCTAAAGAGATTGCAAAGAATCACAATTGGGCATTTGTAGGAACTATAATAGATACTACAAAACTTGAAGAAGACTTTTACAAGTTGGTAAGTTTAGGATGTAAAAAGAAAACCCATTATGAATGTGTGTATCCTTTTTTACATGTGTACCCAAAGATTGCAGAGACTTATGTACTCTCTGGTTGGGCAGCAGATGGTTATTATGGAGTAAGTAAAAAAGCAAACATCCATTATAAACACACAAAAGAAAAGTTTGATGAGTTTAGAGATCAATACTTTTTACCAGAAAATGCAGCTGGATATAAAATGCATAAAAAAGTTTCGGATATGTATAATAAAAAATTTATTACACCATATCTAAGAATGAATGTGAAAAATTATTTTTATAGTATGGATTGGTATCAATTAAATCAACCTTATCAAAAACATCACGTAAGAACTGCTTTTAATCTTGACAAAGACGTTAAGAAACATTTAAACTTACAGTTAGATTCAAAAATAAATGTGTTGTTTGAAAGACTGCTAAATAATAATAAGATTAATTACAAAGGTAGAACTAGAGTAATGGACATGGTTAGAGATTGGCCTAAACCAACTGGTGCAACACTTAACGAGTTTATGATATGAACAAAAAAGAAATAGAACAAATAGAAAAAGATAATGAAGATATAATGACACGTATGCACCCTGCAGCTATCATACCAGGTATTTTAGTTGCGATTATAGTTATTGCAGGTTGTTTATTTAAAGGTTACATGGGATGGTAGTATGAAGTATAAACCTTACTTAATGAAAGATGTATATGCTGGAGAAGCTTTAAACAAGTTTACAGTCATATCTACTTTCGCTGGTGGTGGAGGTTCATCCACAGGTTATAGACTTGCAGGTGGTAAATCC